GGGACTTGAACCCGGCAGTAAGCCTATTTCTTATTCACAGTTTTGTTGTACTTGTTGCCGCGATAAGTGAGAGTAACAGTCATAGTTAAAATCAATTACCTGCCCCCCGTTTCATGAGCAGGCGACATGCGTCCGTAAGGATAAACGTAAGTACGTCAACCAATAGTAGGTGCGGTGAGTGCTACTTGTGTAGTAGATGCTGACGCAAGATCAAGCGGGAAGTTATGTGCATTTCTTTCGTGCATGACTTCCATTCCGAGTCCTGCTCGGTTGAGGATGTCAGCCCAGGTGCCAACGACATGTCCGTCAGAGGACTGGATGGATTGGTTGAAGTTGAATCCATTTAGGTTGAACGCCATAGTGCTAACACCAAGAGCAGTAAACCAGATGCCGACAACAGGCCAAGCTGCCAAGAAGAAATGAAGACTCCTGCTATTATTAAAAGATGCGTACTGAAAGATAAGCCTACCGAAATAGCCATGAGCAGCAACAATATTGTACGTTTCTTCTTCTTGACCAAATTTGTAACCATAGTTTTGACTCTCCGTTTCAGTAGTCTCACGGACAAGTGAGGACGTAACAAGCGAGCCGTGCATAGCACTGAATAACGACCCACCAAAAACTCCAGCAACACCGAGCATGTGGAAGGGGTGCATGAGAATGTTATGTTCGGCTTGGAAAACCAACATGTAGTTGAAGGTTCCTGAAATACCCAAAGGCATAGCATCGCTAAACGAGCCTTGACCAAAGGGGTAGACAAGAAATACTGCGGACGCCGCAGCAACTGGAGCAGAATATGCGACAAAGATCCAGGGCCTCATTCCAAGGCGATAACTAAGTTCCCATTCTCTTCCCATATATGCGTACACACCAATGAGGAAGTGGAAGACGACAAGTTGGAAAGGTCCACCGTTATAGAGCCACTCATCAAGAGTTGATGCTTCCCAGATGGGGTAGAAATGTAGACCAATGGCGTTTGAAGATGGGACGACTGCCCCTGAGATGATGTTGTTTCCATAGAGTAATGATCCTGCAACTGGTTCTCTGATTCCATCTATGTCTACTGGAGGTGCGGCGATAAAGGCGATAATGAAGCAGGTGGTAGCTGCTAGTAATGTTGGAACCATTAGGACTCCAAACCAACCAACATAAAGTCGGTTGTTAGTACTGGTTACCCAGTCACAAAAGTCATTCCAAATATTCTGTTGTGGTGAAGCTTGAATAAGTGTGGTCATAATTAAAGGATAAGTGCATTTGTTTTAATAACGATTTAGCATCACCAATGAAGCGATTAGTATCTGTTAAACACTTCATCTGATGAAGCGATTAAGTAAGACCATTTTTCGGACTTGGCTGTCCAAAGCTAGAGGAGGAATTGCACCTCCCGTTAAATCTATTTAGCTATTAAAAATTATATTTGACGCCGACCTTAGTGCCGTAATCATTAACTTCATCAAAGCTTGCGGATAGTTCTCCGTATACCTTAAGTCTCTCTGAAGCTTTAACAGAAAGGCCAACCTTTCCAGCAGGAATCGTGTCAGTCTCACCACCATCAACAGTAGTCATACTAGGACCACCTTCGATAAAGTAATCTAGAGTACCAGCTTCACCTTCGTAACCCAAGAAGAAGTCAGTAGAAGTTTTAGAGTAATCAGATCCAGCAAACTTAGATTGTGTTTCAATGTTAGCGTAAGGACCAGCTAGTGCGGGAGTTCCCAAAGCAGCGGCTGAGATAAGAGCGATAATTTTTTTCATAATAATTTTAAGTGGGGTGAATAGTTTTGTTTTTAGTAACCTTTTTTTGTTGTGCCCTTAGGCTTTTTCTTTGTACCTTTGCCGTGTGGCTTACCTTTATGCATTTTAGAAATTAACGTTAGAACGTTCGAGTTTGTTTACTATTTCATCTCTGTATGCTGGATCACGGTCATACCTCGGATCAGCCATAGCTGCTACTACTTCGGCTTGACTTTTAAATGTCTCGCCATCAGTACGTGGTGCTTTACCAGTCACCATCTTGCCTTCACTTCCATTCTGTGCTTCATACATTGCTTTCAATCCAGCAACAGCAAACTCAATTGCTTTAGTGTTACCAGTTTCAATCAAAGTATCGAAGCCTTCAATAGAAGATGCTTCTAGGTTCTCACTAGCCCAAGTCACAATAGTGTCGTATTGCTCTTCACCACCTGCCTTTGATTTGATGGAACTTACTTGTGCATCTGTTAGCGTTGAGCTTTCCTGACTGCCTTGGTTTTCAATGTAAGCTTTGACTAGATCTTCACTTGACATCTCTGTCAATTTACTCATAGTCTCTGCCGATAACTCACCCTTCTCTGAATATTCTGCAGATGCATCATTCAGAAAAGATACAGTGGTGGGTTCTTCTACTTCAGGTTCTTCAACCCTAGTAGTTTCAGGTTCAGTATCATCAGAACCTAGTTTCTTTTGTAGTTCTAGGTATGCACTTTCAAGATCTTGTGCATTCTTATATTTACCAGCCAGGAGTTGATCCTGTGCTTCCTGCATCTCTTCACCGACAGCTAACGAGTCCTGTTCGTCTGCATTTAGTTCAGGTGCATCAGCTGGAGTGGGATCGTATGTAAGAGTTTCAGCCATTTTCTAATTGTTGTTCTTCTTGAGGTTGTTTTGAAGGGTCCATCATTGGAGCACTTGCCAGCTGACCAGCTTGATCCACAATGGATTGTTGTTGTGCCATCTGTTGTTGCATCTGCTCTTCCTGTTGGATCTTGTCTGCTGGCTTCACAAGGTTCAAGTAATCAATACCTTGTGCAGCAGCTAGACGTTTAATTGCTTCAGAAGGTTCGATGTATTTCATCAGTGCTTCTGGACCTAACGTCTGTGCAATGGTGGTAATAAAAGTAGTAAGACTTTCACGGTCTTGCCCACGGCCCAGGGCATTTACACCTGCAACGATGGTGGGACTCACATAATCTTTGGGGATCTTTGGTAGTTGACCATTACGTTGCAAGACCATCATGGTCCTATTGAGATAGGGTACAAGGAACTCAACTGTTAGCAAACTAAATAGTCCACCAAGTTGTTGTTCTAGTTCGAGTTGTGTGAGGCGTACTTCTTCAGCAGTAGTTCTTTCTGATTGACGGATGTTCAGCTGTAAGAACGCCTCTCCAATCCTTCGCTCTAGTTGTTGAGCAAGTTGTGCAGCTGTAGCGAAGTCAGCTGTCTTACCACCAGTGGTGATAACACTGACATCATCTGGCCTACCTTGTACGATTGCTCCGTTACCAGCGTTAGCTAATGTCTGTGGTTTAGTTGTAGATGAAGGGCTGACAAGGAAGACAATCTTGGCAGCCGCTGCAGAGCCTTCAACTAGTGCTTGGCTAAGCGCTTCTAATGATCTTAGATCTCCTAGAAATTCTTCTACTCTTCCACGACCGTAGTCTTCACCGTCAACCGTGTTAAAGCGTAAGCAAAGCCAAGGCGTCGCATTCTTAGGAGCAGAACTCTTAGTACCTGCCATCGTCTTGTCGTAGCATTCTTGATGCCAATGCCAGCGACCGTTGTCGTACTTGACATGGGTATAGATGTCTACTTCATCGTCATGACCTGAACCATCTTCCGATACATTGTTAGGGTGAGACTCTTTGATCTCTTTCTCTAACATCTTCTTGTCGATACTTTCTTTGGTGACAATTTCTATCACGTTACCATTGCCATCGCGGCTCACCACGTAGCGGTTAAGTGGGTAGTGTTTAAGACCTTCTTTACCCATAAAGATTAACGCATTGCCACCTACAATCAGATGCTTTAATGCTTGGTGAACTACAACACGATCATTGGTAGCTGCAATAGCTTCCATGATGGTACGTTCCATTTTTGAAAATGCTAGGTCTAGTTCACTTTTAATCTCTGCTGTAACGTCTTCACCTAGTTTATCTTCTTTTACTTGTAGTTTAAAGAACGTTGTTTGGGGAGGTAGCAACGCAAGCATAAGTTTTGCGGCTAAGGTCACAACCGCTTTACTGCCGACTGATTGCCAAGGTGTTGGGAGTCGTTTGTGATTATGTCCTTCGTTATCTCGTCTAATTAAATAAGGTAGCGTCAGCTCCGAGCATTCAATAGCTGAATCAAGGAACTGATGACGATCACTACTTAGTTTGCTGTACCGTTCACGAGCCGTTGTCATGTATTTATACCACCTGCAGTGTTACCTGTATCGGCTATTGGTACAATCAATGAAGCTGCATCACGCTTGACAGCCTTAGAAGCATCACGTTTTGACTTAGCTCCGAATGCAACAGGTTTAGTTTCTTCTTTCTTTAACTGCTTAGTTGGTAGTGTCGATTGTTGTGCAATCTGTAAAGGCTTGACCGGTGGCGGCGGTGCTATTTTTTTAATCTCTGGCGCACTTGGTGTTGAGTTGTTGAGGCACATTAGTTTTCTGTCCTTTGGATTAACCACTCCACGACTGCACGTTGTCCAGATCTATACATGATCTGACGTTCGGTCCAGTCTGGTGTAGGAGTAACGGGTGGAAAGATTTGTTCCATCTCTTCAAGGATGGTGTTTAGCTCTGGACCATAAATAGGTTCAAGCGTATTGAGGAAGGTTGACATTGGAATGTTCAAAGAAGGCAGGCATTCTTGCTGACTTGGTGAAAGAAAGCTCTGGAGCTTTGCCTTCATACATCAATCGGTCGCTTGAATCCAGCCAAAATTTTCTGTCTAAATATTTATCGGCACTGCTACCTAACGGTTGCATTACCCAATTGATAGTTGCCTTGCGGAGTTTATCAAGAGAAGGACTGATAGTAAGCCCCAACTCCCGACAAACAATGCTATTGGCAGCAACGTGAATTTGTTCATCTCTGCTTATATCTGCGCTTACTGTGCGCATTCCAGCGTCACCATTAGCGCGCATGAATGGTAAAAGTACGAAGAAAATCGCACGCTCGGCAACCATCGCTTTGAGGATCGTATGATCCGGATGCGAAGTCCAAGCTTCCCTGAGCCGAAGAGCTTCCGATTCAGCTTTTTCATCAGTACCGTAAGCATTGGCAATGTAACCGAGTGCCAAGTCGTGGTTTTGTTCGTCCGTGACATTGGATTCCAATAGCTCCCGCGATAGTGCTGGTACGTCGGTATCCAATCCATCACGGATAAAATCTCCCACAGGTAGTTCCATATGTCGAAGTGCAAGTGCACGGTGTACCGTCTCTTCCGCCCCTTCCTTGCATGATCCGGCAGTTGTCTGCACTGGTGTCCATTTTCTTTTTCTGTTCAGTAGTTGTTGATAAGGATCTAGTCTCATTCTTGGCAATCACATGTAATTTCATTATTTAAAATGTCCTCCAAATAA